GCCGCGCAGCACATGGGCGCGGGTGACGCATCGCTCACGACTCCGGTTGCCGGTGGCGTCGGCGCACTGTTCGTCGTGCCGGTCGTCGGTCCCGTCATCTCGATCTTTCCCGAGGGGCAACCGTTCCTGACCGCGATCGGCAAGCAGCCTGCACCGAACGCGATGTCGTTCACGCGGCCGCGCATTGTCGACCCCGACTTCGGTGACGGTGCCGGTGAGCAGACGTTGCAGAAGGCCGAGCTGGTGTCGAAGAAGTTCGACATCAAGGCCGACACGATTGCCCTGTCGACGGTCGGCGGCTACCTGAACGTGTCGCAGCAACTGATGTCGCTGCAACCGTCCGGGTGGGACATCATCGTTGCGCAGTTGCAGAAGCGTGTTGCCCACCAGGGCGAGCTTGCTGCGATTGCCGAGTTGGAAAAGACGACCGCGCACGTCACGCTCGCGGCCGGCGCGGATAGCGCGACGGTTCTCGCTGCTCTGTTCGACGCGGCGGCGCTCGTGTACCAGAACACGAACGACCTGCCGGACTGGATTGCCTATGGCCCCAAGGGCTGGGCAATGCTCGGCAAGCTGGTCGACGCGGCCGGTCGTCCGTTGTTCCCGTTCCTCGGTGCCAACAACGCGATGGGACAGTCGAGCCTTGCCGACTTCAACCTCGGTCCGCTCGGGTTGCAGCAGATCGTCACGCCCGGCATCTCGGACACGACGATCTACATGGGCAACGACCTCGCGATCGAGGCGTACAGCTACGCGTTCCCGATCCTCGAAGCACCGGAGCCGTCGCTGCTCGGCCGTCAGGTCGCGGTGGCAGAGGCGATGTGCTTCTACCGGCCGACGACCAAGGAAGCCGGGCCGTCCGACACGCCGCCTGCGGAGCAGAACGGCGCAGTGAGCATCGGGCCGTGACCGTCATCGGGCCGTCCAACCTGGACGTGACCGACCTCGGCCCGAACCCGATGACATCGGCCGACGTGATGTCGACGATTGCACCGGAGGCGGGTGAGCCGAGCGACGTTGCGTTCTTCTTGCGCGTCGTCGCGCCCGCGTACGAGCACAGCTATCCGCCCGACGTGTACGGGCCACCGGCAACGCCGGTCCTGTCGACGCTCACGCCGAACAGCATCGTCATCGACACGCCAACGGAAGTGCAGGTCACCGGCACCGGCTTCACGCACAACAGTCACGTCTTCGTTGACGGCGTGGAGCAGATCACGACCTACGTGAGTCCGACCGTCCTGCACTACACCGCGGAGGCAGACACGCCGGGCACGCAGGACGTGACCGTTGTGACCGAGCACGCGGGTGGCGACCTCACGTCGAACATGGTCGTGCTCACCGTGACGGCCACGGCAGTCGAACTCGCCACCGAGGAGCAGTCGACATCACCGCCTGCTGCGCCCGGTGACGTGCCGCCGCCCGAGGCGCCGCCCGACTCGGGCGGTGGCGTGACCGGTGGACGGCGGCCGCGTAACGGCAACGGAGGGAAGCGGCAGACCTAATGGCCTACTGCACGATCGAGGAACTCGCCGAAGCTCTGCACATCGGGGCACCGACCGCAGACAACACGGACTTCCTCACCGCGTGCATCGAGGCCGGTGCAGAAGAACTCGACGGCTACTACGACCGGTTCGACTACGACCCGATCGCGCCGGCCCCGGATTCTCCGTACCTCGTCAACCGCGACAACGTGCTTGCAGGAGTCCGCTGGTACAAGGCCAACGACATGATCTTCGGCAGCGGGGGCTTTGCTGAGACGGGACTCCTGCAAGCACCGAACACTCCGTGGCTCCCGAAGTCGATCGTCCCGTACAAGCAGCAATGGGGGATCGCGTGATGTTGCGGCCGACCAGGCCCGGCTGGGTGGCCGCAACATGAGCAGCATCCTTGACGTGCGCGAGAAGCTCGGAGCGGTCCTCGCGCGCGTCGAGGACTCAGACCCGCCCGTCGTCCAGGCACCGATCGACGCGATGGCACCACCGATGCTCGTGCTCGGTTGGCGCATCCCGATGCTCGACACCTGGGCCGCGTGTACCGCGATGGCGCACCTGTGGGTGCTCATCGTTGCCGGTCGACTCGACATGCCGAAGGGCTACGAGACGATCGAGGCGCAGTACCAGCGCATCCAAACGCTGTGCCGCGCGAATCAGTTCTCCATCGTGCAAGACACCGGACCGGGAGCAGTCGAGGTTGCCAAGGTCGCGTACCTCGGTTGCCGCATCGACGTGAAGACACCGATCACTTTGTGAGGAGCAGACATGACTGACGTTCTGCCGTTCATGCTCATCAAGCCCAAGGTCACCATCGGCGGAACGTGGGGGACAGGCGTGCCGCCTGCCGATCCCGGCGTACCGACCGGTGGCACCGAACTGACGTGCTTCGGCCACAAGATCGAGTTCAAGCCCGACGAGGCGAGCAACGACCTCGAGGGGTTCTGCTTCACGGCACGGTCGTACAAGCCGACGCGTCTCACCGTCACGCTGTCGCTGTTCCAGAGCTTCGGCACCGGCAACTTGTGGGACGTGCTCGTGCCGCTGGCGAAGCAAGTGGTGCCCATGACCATCACGCCGGACAACACCGACCCGACCGGCAACCCGGCAGGCACCGCCGACAACCCGACGTGGTACGCGATGGTGCACGTTCCGCCGCTGCCGTTCCTGAACGCGGACGTGGGCGAGGCGACCGATGTCGACCTCGACTTCGACGTGCAGGGCAACTGGTACTACGACCCGCCGCCCGGTGGCGCGCTGATGTCGGCACAAGAGGGCACGCAGACAACCGCGGTCGCGTACACGGCCGGCGCGGGTGAACCGGCCCCGGCGACGGCGACGGCGACGACGACACCGTAGATAGCTGACTATCCGATGGTGAAGACCGGCCAAGAGACGACCGTCGAGTACGAGGGCGGACCGCAGTTCGCCTCCGATATGGAGCGGTTGCAGAACGAGCTGCACGACGCGCTCGGGCAAGCTCTGGTCGAAGTCGCGGGCGGACTCGTCCCGCATGTGCAGTCGGTGATGCCGAAGGTGTCGGGCACGCTGGCCGGTTCGGTCACCGTCGACCCGCGTCAGAAGAAGAACCTCATCGTCGCCGTCATGGCGCGCACGCCGTATGCGGGGTGGATCGAGTTCGGTGGCACACGCGGTCGACCGATGATGCGCGAGGGCCGGTATCTGTTCCCCGTCGTCATGGGATCGGAGCCGGTCGTTGACACGCGTCTGAGCGAAGAAGTCAGCAAGGTGATCGGAGGATTCCCGTGGTCGCACACACAGACCTGAACGGCTCGGCCGACCAAGCCGAGTTGGGTGGCCGCAAGACGTTGCCGAAGCAGGTGCGGATCAACACGAACCCGTCGTTCTCGCCGAACGAGCTGCGCGTCCTCAAGGCCATGACCGGACGCACGCTCGAGAACCTCATGGGCGACGAGTGCGACTCCATCCAGGCGATGGTGTGGCTCGCGCTGCGCGACCTCGGATTCACCGGGGTGACGTGGGACGAATGCGCGGACGTGAGAGGCGAGATGGTGCCGCCCGACGCCGACCCTTTTACTGGCAGCGACTCGACGACGTTGCCGCCTTCTGCCGGTTCTGGCGATGCACTCCTCGCGACCTCGACCGGTTCACCCCCGACGAGCGAGTTGCCTTCATCCGGTACATGAACAGGGAGATACGCGCAGAGCAGAAGGCAATCAAGGACGCAGAACGCAAGAGTCGAATGCGGCGGTGATCCGTGGCGAACCCCACCATCCGTGCACGCCTGATCCTCGACACGAGCGGCTACACGAAGGGCACGCAGGAAGCCAAGAAGGCGACCGGCACCTTCTCGCAGATTCGCAACACGATGGTGGGCGTCTTCGGCGGCAATCTGATGACGAGCGCCGTGGGCAAGGCGAAGGACTTCTTCACGGGCGCGATCACGGGCGCGATGAACGCGCAGGAGGCCACCGACCGGTTCGCGCAAACGATGTCGAACCTCGGCTTCGCGCAGGCGATCCCGCAGGCAACGACGTTCATCGCGTCGTTGTCGAAACAGGCGGCGATTGCCAAGGGTCCGTTGCGCAGCTCGTTCGAGACGCTGCTGCGCTCGACGCACAACGTCGGTGAAGCGCAGCGGGCGACGACGCTCGCGACGAACATCGCTGCGGGCAGCGGCAAAGACCTGGGTGCCGTGTCGCTCGCGTTGGCGAAGGCGTACAACGGAAGCACCACCGGTCTGCAACGACTCGGCATCAAGGTGTCGGGCATCGTCCCGAACCTCAAGGCGCAACAGGCCGCGCAGAAGGGAGTGCAGACCTCGACCGAGGCGTACCTCGTCGCGGTGCAGAAGTACGGACCGCACTCGGATCAGGCGACGAAGGCGGCGAACAAGCTCCACGACGCGCAGGGGAAGCTGGCCGAGGCGCAGAAGGAGACGAAGAAGCAAGCACTGCCGCTGAATCAGGTCATGGCGAACCTGTCGAAAACCTTCGCTGGGCAAGCGGCCAAGAGCGCGGACTCGACCGCCGGTCGAATGCGCGCGGCCAAGTTGCAGTTCCAACAGTTCCAAATCACGATCGGGCAGGTACTGCTGCCCGCGGTCACGGCACTGCTCGGCGTCTTCAACCAGTTCATGCCGGTGCTGCAAGCGTTCGCGAACTGGGCCAAGGCGAACCCGACCGCGCTCAAGATCATCGCCGGGGTCATCATCGCGCTCGTCGTCGCGTGGAAGGCGTGGAGCGCGGCCATGGCGATTCAGGCCGCGATTACGAGCGAGTCGGCCGCTGCGACATGGGCACTGACCTCGGCGCTGCTGGCGAACCCCATCACCTGGATCGTCGTCGCCGTCGTGGCACTGATCGCCGCGCTCGTGATCTTGCAGTTGAAGTTCAACATCCTCGGCATCGCGGTCAAGGCAGTGTGGGCCGCGTTGCAGTGGGCGTGGAACATGATCGTCGCGGGCGCGACGTGGGTGCTCAACTTCTTCCGCAAGAACTGGATGCTGATACTCGGCATCCTGCTCGGCCCGATTGCCCTCGCCGCCGCACTGATCTTCAAGTATTGGGATCAGGTGAAGGCGGCAGCGGGCGTGTTCGTGCGGTTCCTGATTGCCGTGTTCAACACGTTGAAGGGGCCGTTCGTCGCGGTGTTCAACTTCCTCGTCGGCGTGTGGAACGGCTTCATGGCGTTCCTGCGCGGCGCGGTCGGTGTCGTGCGCGCGGTCGCGTCCGCGATCGGCAATGCGTTCGGCGTCATCGGCAACATCATCGGTTCGATCATCGGCGGTGCCCGCAACATCATCAGCGGGTTCGTGTCGTTCATCTCGGGCGTCATCGGGACGGTCGGCCGCGTGGCCGGGAACATCGCCAACGCGATCAAGGCACCGGTCAACGCGATCATCGGCGGACTCAACGCGATCCACGTCTCGATCGGACCGTGGACGTTGCCGTCCGTGTCGCTGCCCAAGTTCCTCGGTGGCGGGACGCTCGGTGGCAACACGATCGGACCGTGGACGTTCGGGTTCCCGCACATCACCCCGCTCGCGACCGGTGGACTCGTGCTGTCGGAAGGTCTGTTCCACCTGCACGCGGGGGAGGCCGTGACCCCAGCCCCGCTGGTTGGCCGCAACACTCCGCTCGTCAGCATCGAGAAGGCGTACTTCGGCAGCGACATGGACGTTGACCAGTTCATGGATCGCGTCGCGTGGAACATGGCACGGGTGACGCCATGACGTGCGTCCGTACCGCGTGGCTCGACCTCAACGGGACGACGGTGCTCCTTGAGGACGCGTCGCAGGGTTACTACTGCACGTCGCTCGACCTCGGGACGCCGGACGTGCGCGAGGTCATCACCGCACGCCCGGACATGGACGGCATGGACGACCGCACGCAGTTCTTCGGCGCGCGGTCGGTGTCGGCAGAGATACAGGCAACCGACCC